CCTTTTGCAGTCTATTGTTAAACTAAAGTAGTTTTCGTCTATAAATTCTTTTGGTGTCATTTGTTCTGTTTTTATTTATTAAGGTCTGTTTTTAATTCCGCAACTAACCATACCCAAGACCGTTGTAAACAATTACATACCATTGCAAATTTGGTGCATTTTTCTAGCTTCATTTCCAAAACCATTAATTGCTAACTTATTTGCCAAATTAAATACTTCGGTATTTAACAGTTCGCTATCGCTTTTCACAACAACGGTTAAAGTTAATGCTTTCTTTACCTTTTCAATACAGGCTGTTAAATCACAATCCTCATTATTAACGCCTTTTTCGTAAACCTCAAATAGTAGGTTTTCTAATTGTTTATCCTTTTTGCTTTTCTTCATTCTATTAAGTTTTGTTGTTATTTAATCGTGGGTATATATTTTCTTAGTGTATTTATAATATGAAATTGTTGTATTTTTAGCATAGCTATACAATTCAATTCATCAAACCAATTAATGTTTGTTAGTATTTCTATTACCTCTTCTTTAAATCCATCGTGTATTTTTATTTTATATTCAGCAGAATAATTCTCTCCATCTTTTAATATTTTACCTGCACTACCATTTCCCCAATAACACATTCTTAAATCAAAGTCCTTAAACGTATCGTACCCTTTACTGTCTTGTCTTACAATTTTCAAGGCTTTTAGTTTATTTTTAGGTCGTTTGTTTAATTCTAATTCAGGTCTTTTGTAAATATTAAAGCAACAATTCAAATTTCTATCACTATATTTTATTTTGCCTAAATCCTCACTATGTATTAAATCAAATTCAAACAAACTATTAATGTTCCAAAGTTGGCTAATAGGTAAAATAAAGGCTACATAATCACCCAAATCTATACTTTTCTTAAAGAATTTTTGTGCCAAATTCATTCTACTACCAAAAGGAGGGTTTCCTATTATCAATCTACCATATAGGTAGTCACAATTTAATTCTAAATAATCTTGTTTTTCAATACTTTTGTGTTCAGGCTCAATATCATAAGCATAACAAGTAGTTGGTACTTGTAAGCTAAAAGCACCATTTCCTGCACTTGGCTCAATTACTTCACTTATGTTACTTTCTCCAATTATCTCATACACTTTGTCTATACAGTATTTTGCTGTTCCTTTCGGTGTATAATACTTATCTAAAGCTATTTTATTGCTCATATCTATTTATTTAACGTGTTAATTTATAAGTTACTTCAAAATCTCCTGTCAATAGCGTTAAGGTTAAGTTACCATCTGCATCTTCTGTATAAGGGTATTCTATTAATACTATTTCAGTAGTTGTGTATTGTGCAATAAATAACGTGTCATTGTCAAAGGTGTAACCTGAAGTCCAAGACCCACTGTCACAATTTGTGATGTTTACTGATGTACTAGCAAAGCTCCAAGTCTTATCGCAAGTGTCAGATACTACGCCGTTAATTAGGGTTTGACTATTAAGATACTCTCCTACAAAGATAGGCATTCTATTGAAGCTTATATCTTGTGTATCTGTGGTTGCTATCTCTTCTGTTGTACAACTAAATAAAGTTGCAATAATCGATAGTGTTAAAATTACTTTTTTCATAATGGTTTGGTTTTTAAGGTTTATTAATTGTTAACTAGCTTAGCTTCTAGTCTGTCTAAAGTGTTTAAGTGTTTGATTAGGCCTTTTAGTGTTATTTTGCCGTTCTCTCTCAAGTCGTTAAATCGTTTTCTGCTTTCGTTTATTTCTGTAAGTGTCATAGCTTTTAGGTTTATTATACAGTTTCTAATGTTAATTCTAATCTAGATATTTCGTTTTTAATTAACGAGCTAACTTGTTTAGAGATAGCTTCGGTTTCTAATTGCTCTTTTAAAATTGTAAGCATTTTGTTTGTGAATTTAGTTGTCATAATATTTTGTTTTTTGTTTTAGCTTATTTGCTTGGTACAAAGATACAACCTTTATATTGTTATTACCAAACTTTTTTTAGCTTTTTTTTAAAATAAAATGAAATTAATTTGTAAACCGCTAGAACGCAGTTACTTATAGGAGAATTATTTTTTAATCTTTTTTGCTTTTATTAGAATAGTATTACATTTTGAGCATATAAGCTCCCCTGTATTACGATACCATATAGTAAAAGTTCGTTTATGCTTAGAGCATTTATCTGTAGGCTTAGTCATTGAAAGTAAGTTTATGGTTAATATAGTGCCATACATCTAATTCTATCTCAGCTGATGAAATCATCTTCTCAATAGTCTCCTGTGCTATGCCGTGGTCTATAATTCCGTTAGCCATCATTTTACACTCAGCTAATTTGTTTCGAGCAAAGAAAATCTTTGATGCTACTTTATTGTCGGCTCTGTCTTGTAGTTGTGTAAGTGTTAGTTTTTCCATATAATGAATATACGAAAAATAAGTGAGACTACCAAAGAAATTCGTTAAAAGTTTTGTATATCTTTAAGGGCCTGTAGTTTAGCCTTGTACTCTTCGAATATCTCCATATACTCAAAGTCCATTAACTTCATTACACCCCTAGACTTCTGTAATAATTCGTCTGAAAGTTCAGCCCCTAAATTAACAGAGTACTCATATTGTCTACCATATTCAAATCGGTTGCATTTTCGGCATTGGGCCATTACATTGCGTTCGTCCCATCTAGTAGCTAGGTGTTGACGTCCTATGAAGTGTCCTGCGTCTGACTCTGAAAAATGAATAGGTTTGTTACAAGAGGCACACTTGCAATAACCTGAGTTGTTATCTGCGTCTCTTCTCCTGATAAACTCGTGGAATGGCTTATCAATTTTAGTCTTCCAATACTTGAGCGTTTTTTTCTTTGGTTTCTTTGCCATACATAAAAGATAGGAGCGAAGGGAAAACCCTACCTAAACCTCCGCTTATTCCTATCAGATTTCTTATTATAGGTACTTTATTTAAAAACAATATTAAGGGTGTTTTGATACTAATATAAAAATAAACACAGAAAAGCTTGTGTATGTCAAAAAAAAAGTGTATCTTCTCTTTGTTGTTTTCTTAGAGATTGGAAATTAAAACCTAATTTACTGAATCAGTAAGCTTCTTAAAGGTTACCGCTTTTAAAGGTTACCGCCTTAAAGGTTACCGCTTTTGGAGTTAAGATAGAGATTTAAAGGATTACTTCTTTTATGTATACGCCCTAGCTATGCTTTATTTTTAAAAGTCTTCATAACCTTCTCAAGGCCACGGCTTCCAAAGTAAAATATAGTCATAGTTCCGAATAAAGACTGAATCACAGGAACGTATGCTTTGTCTATTGTGAAAGCTCCTAGGTTACCATCTAGTAATACTATAGCCATAAACAATACAAACATAGCGGCATAACTTACGGGGCGTATCATTCTAGTAATAGCGTGCTCGCTATCTATTTGTAAACGCTTAGTAACCTCAACCATCTCAATCATATCGTTCTCCATTTCTTGAAGTAAAATAGTCTTGTCTGCTTCAGGTAAATCCTTATCACCTCGTATAGCGTCTCCTAAGGTACTCAATTGTTTTATACCTGTGATATTACCTGCTAGGCTTAAAAGTTCAGGAGAAACGTTCTTACCTTGCTTTACAAGCCATCTAAGGGCGTTACCTACGTTAGTTCCTTCTCCTCCGTTTTTCTTTAATTTCGGGTTGCTATTATCCATAGTATTAGTATTATTGTTAGTAGTCTATTTATTAGCATTAATGTTTTAGGGCATCTAACTGAATCTCTCCTTATAGTTGCACCTAGTAAAAACGCTATTATTATAAGTATGTTATGCACAATCCTTAAAGTAGTTTATTATATCTATATATTCTTTTTGTACATCAAAGCTAGGACAGGCCTTTGCGCTAAATTCGTTGTGTCCGTGTAATGTAGCATTAGGGTACTTATCCATTAAATCGATTATAAGAGCCTCTAAGCGTCCCTTTTGATTTTCTGTCCTTGTGTCCTTAGGTTTCATATTAGAGTCAACGCCGCCTACGTAAGATATACCTATCGAGCTTCTGTTGTACCCTTTTACGTGTGCACCTTGTTTTTCAACAGGTCTGCCTTCTTTCAGGTTACCCTTAAGGTCTATTACGTAATGATACCCTATATTTGACCAACCTCTATCTAGATGCCATTGTCTAATAGTGTCAACAGATACATCTCTACCTTCAGGAGTAGCTGTGCAATGTAATATAATTCTAGTTATGTCTCTCATCTATACTTTCTATGTCTTCTAGTTCCCAAAGCTCTCTTATTAGCCTCTCGTTTTCTAGTCTAGTCTGTTCTCTATCGAGCCTACCATTTAGTACTGAATTAACTATCCTTACAATAGTCCAAACTACACCCAATATAGATACTGCAAAACTCATAGAATCTAGGTTAATGTGTCCACTATTTAAAAAATGATTTATCGCCTCTCTAGTGCTTAATATCCAAAGCCCGTAAGTACCGTAATCCGCTATTAATCTAATCATATTACCCAATTTGCCACCCCCCGAAATTACTATCTCTATTGGGGGCCATTTGTTCTTTACTATTTGTTAGATACTCAGGAAAACTATTAGGGTAGTTTCTTAGATATTCAATCATTCTACTTGCGTAATGCTGTGCTGTATCTCTAGTAGCCTCTGTCATCATATTAATATCTGACCTAGATAATGTCTCAGAAGCTTCGCTAGTGTGTTTAAATACACCTTTATTGTTAATGCTAAACTGACTGAAAGGTAGAAACTCTAATAAAGCATATTGAGCTAATGTAGGTTTAATGTGATTCTTAACTAAAATCTCATAGTCTCCTGTAAGTGTGTTAGCCAATACGTCAGCTTGTAGCTTCTCGTATAAGTTAGTTCCTAGAAGTTCGTGCACGTGTATATCCTGAGCTATCTCAATATATTGTACTACTCTGTCAAAGTCTAAGTTTCCTGATATTGGTGTGTACCTTACTAGGTCATCTCTACTTATAAATAATGCTTTCATTTTATTTTCTTTTTTTGCCTTTTGGTTTATAACTTGGGTGATGTCCTCTGTCTGCTCTATCTATCTGAGCCTCAGCTACTCGTCTATCATTCCTATAACGTCCACTCTTTGGGTTAAAATGCTTCTTACGGGCTTGTGCTATTGTAGCCTTTTTTACTCCATTCATTGCATTACCTCCCCAAGGCGTTCCGTCTCTTTTTTCCCTCTTAATGTATATGCGTCTTTCGAATTTATGAAAACAATTAACTCCGCCTTTGTGCAACCATAGGCTATACGGCTGTTTATTATGACCTAGAGTACTATTTACTCCGTCAGCTTTCATCTTTAAGATATCCTCTTTACGATATAACCTAGAAGCTGATTCCATAGCAGCACAAAATGGGCGCATCTTTTTACCTTGGTTACTTTTACCCTTCTTTTTAGAGCCTTGAACGTAAGCATATCGTACCTTAACAAATTTATTGTCTTGTACACTGTTCTTTGCTCTATTGTCTGCAGGTGCTACACTAAGGGCCACATTTAAAGTAGCATTGAGCATAGCTTCAAAGTCTTCGTCTTCTGTCTCTCCATCGTCTATACGTGCGTCAACACACACCCAATCATCAGGCATAACTTCGCCCACCTTGTTTAGGTATATTAATATCTCTGCCTGTTGGTCTCCTACTTTACACATTAATCACGGGTTTTTAAGTATGCACTCATTGCTAAGTCAATAGCACTCTTTAAATTTTGGTCTTTCTTATT